GAAAGGGGTATGACTTTTGAAGAATATATACAAGAGTTTGCACAGCAACTTCAAGAACAAAAGAAAAAACAGGAGAAATAATGGATATATTGTTATTAATGTTATTAGTTTGGGCATACAATGAACAACCTAAAGATGTGGAATCAGAAGAACCAGATATAGTCCCTATTCAAGAAGTAGAAGTACCTGATACTGCAGTTGATGTAGTAGCAGTTACTCAGACAGCAGCAGTACTTACAGCGATTGGAGAAGCCATGACAGGCACTTCAACAGCAACTAACACAAGTACAGAAACTAGTACTGAAACAACAAGTGTTACTTCTACAGAACAGGCGATTATTGATGAATTAAATACTATGACTGAAACAACAACAGTCGTACCAACTACAAGTACAACAACTAGTAGTTCGACTTCTACATCCTCATCAACATCAACATAAACAAATTACTAGTGCTACTCGTATGGGTAGCATTATGTTTTCATTATTATATTTACACACAGTATGTAACTGAGTTAGAAATAACTAGAAACATCGAGTTAGCAAATTGGCAAAAGTTAAACCAATTGGAGAGCAATATTGGACAAAATAAAACAATTCTTAGCCGCCATCAAAAGGTGGTGGATATGGTTAAAGAGCAAGTTTGTACCCCTTTATAAAGTAACTGTTAGTTTTAACAGTGTTTGGGGAGATTCAGACGACCAAGAGTTTCTTGTTAGAAAGATTATAACTCAAAAAGAAAAACATTTAAAGTTTAGAACAGAAAGTGGAGAAGTAATACAATTCACTGGCGCAGAAGGACTTAACTACAAAATAGAGGAAATTTAATGAAATTAATAGCAAAAATATTTTTATTAATAGTATTAGGATCGTTGCTCTTACCTCAGGGAGCATCATGGTTTACAAACTTATTAGATACTTATAGTAATACTGTAGGACTATTTGTAATACTTGCTTTTATAGTAATCGTACTCAATCGAGAAGATTTACTAGGAGAAGGCAGTAAAGGAATTACAGGAGAGTATGTAAGTGATTCAGGCACAAAAAGAACTGCCAAGAAACTGAGAGAGGATCATATAGTATGAATCAAATGTTACTAGCTTTTTGTTTAGTTCTTGGTGGGGCAAGTTATTGGCTCTATACAGAGAATGAAACATTGAAAGCAAACAATGCAAAACTAGAAGGTGCTATTGCAACGCAAGAAGAAGCAATGGCTACCATGCAAAAGGATTTTACTTTGCAAACAGAACAACTACAAAGTATGACATTAAAAAGTCAAGAAATTCAAAGAGAGTTGATGAGATACAGTAATTTTATCAAAGAATATAAACTAACAGCAAAAATACTGGAAGATCCAGTAGAAATGGAAAGGAAAATAAACAATGGAACAAAACATGCATTTGAAGACATTCAAAAAATCAGTGCTACCGTTGACGATCTTGATGATGGTCTCCAGTTGCAGTCTGTTAACAACTAAACCTATAGAAATAACAGCAAAGCCTATGGAGAGGAAGATTGTTCAACCAATCATGCCTCGTGAAATAGAGTTAACAACTCCACAATGGATAGTAGTTACGCCAGATAACTGGGAAGATCAGCTTGCTCGTATAGAAGAACAAGAGGGCGAGTTAGTATTCTTAGCAATGACTGTTCCTGACTACGAAGTCATGTCTTTAAATATGAAAGAATTACAAAGATATATTACTGAACTAAAAGATGTAGTAGTATATTATAGAAAAGTAACAACAGAACCTTTAAATGACAATCAACAGTAAAGTATTTAGTATAGTCAAAGAACAAATAAATCAAGGCAACGTAAGTATGACTTCTGATTTAGTTGATGAACACAATGCTGATAGTCTTGATATGGTTGAGATAATTATAGGTGTAGAACAAGAGTTTGGAATGGATATACCTGACGAAGATGTAGAAACATTACGAACAGTTGGAGACATAATAGTTTATGTTGATCAAAACTTATCACCCTATCACCCTATTAGAGATGAGGTTAAAATTGTTGAATTTTCTTAGAAAATATCTCGCATACAGAGATGGAATGAAAGGTGCTAAATACTTTGAGAAGCACCCACACTTACAAGAAAGATTAGAAATGATCGAAGATTGGTGTGAAGAACTAGAGGACAGAATAGTAGAGATTGAGGATAACCAAAATCATTATTCTGAAAGAATAGTTGCATTAGAAAAGATAGCACATCCAAAGTGTGGTATTGAAGAATTTGATGGCTATGATCCTTTAGTGCAAAGAATTAAAAAATTAGAGGAAACCAAATAAACATTCAAAGAACATTGAGTTCAAAAACTAGACGAGTATCTGCTTATCTTATCGTCAAAGAATTTTTAGAAGAAGCAGAGTATAAACCTATTCCAGTTCAACTGGACAAGATTAAGTGTGCAAACGATACTGAGCAAGAATTTCTTGCAGATGGAGTTGCACTTGTAGGATTGCAAGATCCACTTCTATTGTTAATTTCTAACCATAAGGACTTAACAATGGACGGCGATCAAGCCTACATTGAAGAACCTTTCGTTTGCTACAAAGGGAACAAGTATCTTTCTGCAGCAAAAGAGTTAGGTTATGATGCTATCGACTGTATTATCGCAGATGATGATGTATGGGCGAAAGCAATAGAATACGCCTTGAAACAAGGCTGAGCCTCGTAAGAGGATTAGGAGAGAAGAATGTTAGGATTCTTACAATGGGTTATCGGATGGATTCAAGTTATACCATGGTTAGTCATGAGTGCTTCAATCATAGCGGCTGTTACACCTACACCAGCAGATGACAAGTTAGTCGGGAAAATGTATAAAGTTCTTGACTGGTTTGCAATCAATGTAGGAAAAGCCAAAGATAAGGCAACTAGCTAATGGCAGACGAAAGATTCGCAGGTGATATGAGTAGAAATGAGGTCGAAATTGATCTTAATAAATTCATGGAACTTGTACAGGAAAACTCAAACCTCAAAGCAAAAATCGTAGAGATGGAAGCCAACAGAGAGCCAGACAACCCTTGGCAGCGTTGGATCTTTTTATCAAATATGATTGATGCTTGGAGAATATTCCCCCGTGCTTTCCTCAGCGTATACATTTTCCTATTGTACTACTGTACAATGTGGTTTATGGCACTAGAAGATCCAACTATGGAACAGTCTGGTCTCATTAGTATCGTTGTAGGTGCAGGTGCCGCTTGGTTTGGTTTGTATGCTGGAACAGCAAAGGACAAAATTAACGGATCTGGAAAATAGTTCTTGACTTCATCTCATAATTTTAGTATAATATAAGTTATGAAAAAGTTCAAAGACATTAAAAAAATCAAGCCCGCAAAGAAAGATAAGGTATGTCCTTATTGTAAGACTACAGAAAATGTAGATGGTCTTTGTGGCATTTACAAGTGTTGGAAGTAATTTATGAATTTATTTTACTTAGACGAGGATCTCGACAAGGCAGCACAGTATCATGTTGACAAGCATATTGTTAAGATGCCACTGGAAGCTGCCCAGATTCTTTGTACAACAATTTACATTGACAAGTTTCTAGGGTATGTTCCTCGTGCGTTGAATGCAGACGAACGAGAAGTTCTAAACAAGGTTAAAGCTGAAATTAAGCATTTACCACTAGAGGAGCGACCCTTCCCCTACCTTCCAATGATGTACAATCATCCCTGCACAATCTGGGCAAGGGAGTCATTGGATAATCATGAGTGGGTTCATTGTTATGCTAACGCATTGAATGATGAGTACTACTATCGTTATGGCAAGCTACACAAATCCGTAGAACAAGTAGTAAACAAACTACCAGAGCCAGTACATCTTGAAAGGGTAGGTTTTACTAAGTTCGGATTGGCAATGCCAGAAGATCTTAGAGATTATGACAATCCGATACAAAGCTATCGAGATTATTACCACTTAGACAAGGCAACCTTCGCAGCGTGGTCTCACAGAGACAAACCACATTGGTGGAATGAAGATTATGCCGATTACGAAAAAAGGATAACTCGTGTATAAATTTAATGAAGATTTAATTCAGTCTCGACTGAAAAAGTATATAGATAATACATACGAACAACATTATGCCCAAGCAAAAACTCAAACTACAGAGATAGTATTTGAGAATGGACATGGAGAAGGTTTCTGTATTGGTAATATAATTAAGTATGCACAGCGTTTTGGCAAGAAGAATGGCAGAAATGATAAAGACTTATACAAAGTTATTCATTATGCTATTATTTTACTAGGCGCAATGCATGAAGAAGAACTCAAAGAGTTAAACGACTATCATTTGGAGTTAAAAGATGGCAGTTAGAAAGAAAAGAGAAGAAAAACTCTCAGAAGCAAATATCAACAAAGTAATAGAATTACTCGCTGCAGAGAAGCCTATTACTAAAAAAGAGGCGTGTGAGATATTACATATATCATACAATACAACTCGTCTCAGCAAGATCATATTAGATCACAATGAAACATTAGAATTTCGTGCTAGAAGAAAGGCACAAAATAAAGGTAAGGGCGTAACAGAAGCAGAGAAAGTTTCTATAGTAAAACATTACTTAGATGGAGCAATAGTATCTGACATTGCAAAGGCATTATATCGTTCCCCAGCTTTTATCAAAGCCGTTATTGAACGGATGGGAGTACCTCAAAAACTTCCAGATACTGATTACAAAGGTATTAAAGATGCAATGATTCCCGAACCTTGTGTCGCAGAAGAATTTGAACCAAATGAAAGAGTTTGGTCAGCACAGGGCAACTGTATTGCAGTTGTAAAACGAGAAATAACACAATCCCACAACTTTGAGAAACATGGTAGCAAGTGCTATCTATTGTGGGAAATAGAAATGGCAGAGTGTGAATCGCCATACTTCGGATTGGTAAAAGATGCAGGGCATTACGCCCCACGACTTGCATACAATATAGGAAGTTTAAAACACTTACAGGAATATTTATGACAACATTAGAGATAGTAGCTGGATTTTGGATAGCAGGTTCTTTACTTGCTATGTGGAAAATATGGAAACCTTCATATAAAGTAATTAGTCTTATTGATACGGATAACATATTAGTACAAAGACCTATACTATCTACTATAGTAGTATTTATAATATTCACATTGTTCTTACCATTTATGGTATTGCCTTTACTGATCCCTCAGAAAGCAGAAGAATTTGCATTAGGGTTTATCAAAGGCGCAAAGAGAATTAAATAATGGCATACAGTAAAGAAGTAGTCGACAGATTTGAGGGAGTATTGAATAGTCCTCAACAATTTTCAGTAGGAAGATTCGATCCTAAAGATCCAACAGTAGCAACTGGCATGACGGGTGCGCCCGCTTGTGGAGATGTTATGAAACTACAACTAAGAGTAGATCCTGGC